TTAGGCAAAATCCAGATCATGGTTTACAAGGAACGAAATGGATTCGTTGCCTATGTGGATGGTGATAGACTTGACCGATATAGATCAAAGGCCGAGGCTGAAAAAGCCGCTACCGAATTTATAAAGGTATTAAAAAAATGAAACTGATTGCGGAATATACCGAAAACAATCTAGAGGTGCTTACTGAGGCCGATGAAAAAGGCAACAAGAAGTATGCCATCGAAGGTATCTTCATGCAAGCAGAACAAAAGAATCGTAACGGTCGCATATATCCTAAAGCCGTCATGGAAGGTGCTCTGAACAAATATAACACAGAGCAAGTGAAAAAAGGACGTGCTGTTGGTGAGTTAAATCACCCTGAAGGACCGACCGTTAATCTTGACAAAGTTTCTCACAAGATCGATAAGCTCGAATGGAAGGGCAACGATGTTGTGGGTAAGGCGACTATATTGGAAACTCCTATGGGTCAAATTGTAAAAGGTTTGCTTGACGGCGGTGTCCATCTAGGCGTCTCGACTCGTGGTATGGGAAGTTTAGAAAGACGTGGTGACGCAATGTACGTGAAAGAAGATTTTCTTCTTAACGCTGTAGACATTGTTCAAGATCCATCTGCACCTAGCGCATTTGTTAATGGAGTTATGGAAGGTGTTGAATGGGTTTGGAACAACGGCATCATTGAAGCTAAACATATTGAACAAATGGAGACTGAAATTAAGAAAGCTCCACGTGCCGATCTCTATGAGACACAGGTTCGTGAGTTTAAAAATTTCCTCTCGTTACTTAAATCTAACATGTAGGAGTCAATAATGACTGATGAAAATCAAATCGAAGATCAGGACGTTGAACTCCATGACGAAGTAACAGACGAAGTTATGGAAGCAGCAACTCACGATCCTGCTAATGCTGAAGCTCAGTCCATAGCCGCAACTGATAAGGCTGGTGAAGCAACCGGTTCTGCTCCAAAGCGGAAGGGTGACAACACCAAACAAGATCCAATGCCAACATTGAAAACCAAAGCAGCCATGATGGGTGCAGCGGTTAATGCAATGCAGGGCATGTCAAAGGAAAAGCTGAAAGGCGTTCTTTCGACTGTCATGGCTGGCACAGATCCTGAAGCTTTCTCTGGTGAAGCTATTGCTGAAGCTCCAGAACTTGACTATCAAACAGATTTCTCTGATGATCTAAATGCTTTGATCTCAGAAGAAGCCACTCTGTCCGATGGGTTCAAGGACAAGGCAGCAACAATCTTTGAAGCAGCAATTAAATCAAAACTGTCTGAAGAGATTGACCGTCTTGAAGAGAAATACAATGAGGAATTAGCTGAGGAAGTTGCCTCAACAAAAGCTGACCTTGTTGAAAAGGTAGATTCATACCTGAACTACGTAGTTGAGCAGTGGATGGAAGACAACAAGGTTGCCATCGAATCTGGCCTGCGTACAGAGATTGCAGAGAAGTTCATGAACTCTCTGAAGGACCTGTTCACAGAGTCATACATCGAGGTACCTGAGTCTAAAGTTGACCTGGTTGACGAACTGGCTGCAGAAGTTGAAGAGCTTGAAGAAGCACACAACACTGCTGTTGCCAAATCACTTGCAATGCAGGAAGAACTGGAAGTATTGAAGCGTGATGCAATCATCCGTGAAGCTGCTTCAGGTCTTGCTGAAACACAAGTTGAAAAACTTAAGAAATTGGCTGAAGATGTAGATTTTGAAGATGAAGAAACTTTTGCACAAAAGGTTGCTACAATCAAGGAATCATACTTCACCAAAAAAGCAACTGAGTCTGCTGACATTGTAGAAGAAGATGATGACGGCGAAGCTGTTATTGAATCTTCAAGTTCAATGGCTCAGTACCTACAAGCAATCCAAAGACAAAAGAAATAATTTGGGAGTCCAAAACAATGCAAAATACTGTCTCTTATGACAAGCTGATGGAAAAGTGGGCACCTGTACTGAACGAAGAATCAGCAGGCACTATCCAAGACGCACACCGGAAAGCTGTTACCGCAGCTGTTCTGGAGAACCAGGAAATCGCTCTTCGTGAAGAGGGTCTCCTTGAAGCCAACAACACAACCACAGTGACCGCATCAGGCGCAGCTAACTGGAACCCAGTTCTGATTGCTCTTGTTCGTCGTGCAATGCCTAACTTGATGGCATACGACATCTGTGGTGTTCAGCCAATGTCTGGTCCAACTGGCTTGATCTTCGCTATGAAGTCACGCTATCAGACAACCAAATCTGGCGCATCTGCAAATGATGAAGCACTGTTCAACGAAGCAGTTGCTAACTACTCAGGTGACTCAGGTACAACTGCACAGACTGCAGATCCATCAGGCCTGTCCGGTCTGACCGATACTGCTGGTGGCCTGATTGTACCAGCCGACTCATCAATTGATGACGCTCGTGACTCATCCATTCCTAATGCTGCTATCGATCCATACACAACTGCAGAAGCAGAAGCTTTGGGTGCAGCTGGTGGTGAGCAGTTTGCTGAAATGGGTTTCACCATTGAAAAGGCAACTGTAACTGCTAAGTCACGTGCTCTGAAAGCAGAATACACCCTGGAACTGGCTCAGGATCTTAAAGCTATTCATGGCTTGGATGCTGAAACAGAACTGGCCAACATTCTGTCAACAGAAATCATGGCTGAAATCAACCGTGAGGTTGTTCGTACAATTAATGCACAAGCTAAGACTGGTGCAGGTACTTCAAACACTGCAATCAATGGTATCTTTGACGTGCAGACAGATGCCGATGGGCGTTGGTCTGTTGAGAAGTTCAAAGGCCTGATCATGCAGATCGAACGTGAAGCTAACCAAATTGCTAAAGACACACGTCGGGGCAAAGGTAACTTCATGATCTGTTCATCTGACGTTGCATCTGCTCTTGCTGCTTCTGGCATGCTTGACTATGCTCCAGCAATGAACACTTCACTGAATGTTGACGATACAGGCAACACCTTTGCTGGTGTACTGAATGGTCGCACACGCGTGTACATTGATCCTTATTCAACTGCTGACTATGTCAACGTTGGTTATAAGGGTACTAACCCATACGACGCAGGTCTGTTCTACTGCCCATACGTACCGTTAACAATGGTTCGTGCGGTAGGTGAGGACACCTTCCAGCCTAAGATTGGCTTTAAGACTCGCTACGGCATGGTCTCAAATCCATTCGTTGGTTCAACACCTGCAAACGGTTTGGCTGCTAACAAGACAAACCAATACTACCGTATCTTCCGGGTTGACAACATCCTGGGTGCATAAGGTAACACTTATAAAAAAGGGGAGGGAGCTTCGGCTCCCTCTTTTTTTAACTTATTTTTGATATAAATAGTGGTATGGCACTTACAACTAATTTTAACTATCTTCAGCCCACCAGTTTTAAACTGGTTATTGACCGGAAGAATTTTCCTAACCTGGAATTCTTTTGCCAAAACGTGACACATCCAGGCCTGTTAATGCCTGCTGCAGAAATGCCTATTCGTAGGATGCAAAGTATACCATATCCTGGTGAGTCAATTACCATCAATGAGTTTTCATGTAATATTCTTTTGGATGAAAACATGCTTGCATATGAAGAGATGTATAAATGGTTGCTAAGAAATCAGGTTACAAATATGGGAACAGCAACCAGGTCGGCCCAAAGATCCTCTTTGCCACCAACAAATGCTGATATTACCCTTTCCATATTATCAAGTCATAATAATCTTACAAATCAATTTAGATATGTTGATGCTATTCCAACATCCCTTGGAGACATAGTATTTGAATCAACAGCAACAGGTTCAGAATATATTTCATTTAATGCTACATTTAGATTTAGTTACTTTGAATTAAAAACAGTGAATGGTTCCACTGGTTCTATAACCGATTCGTTTACCATTGCGAGTTAACAATGGCTAGATTTAAAAGCAGAAGTCGTAGAATATTAAAATACCTTGAAAAACTGAATCAGCAAAAGTCTTTTACAGACCGACTCACTACATCTACAACTTTACAGCAATCCTCTACTAGAGAGGAATATGAAGCAAATAAAGAATATAATCTTCTCACAAAAGATGATGACCAAAAGAAAATCAGTGACTCTGCAACTGTTCGTTCAATAGCAGCAACCTTAACAGGTTCTGGTGTTTCTTCTAAGGATGCTATCATAAATCTTGCATCAAGTGGATTGACTGCAGGTGATGCATCTATAGTGTTTATTGATAGTAACAATGCCAAGTATTACATCTCTAATGGTTCAGGTTGGTATAATGTAGCATTGGTTAATGCAGATCCACAGTGGGACTCAGCACCAAATTCAAGTTATACATTGGATAGCACCAATCCATTAACTATTGAACCTATTGCAATTGATAGTGGTGGTAAGATATTATCATACACAGCAACTTTAGATAATGATGCAAGTCAATTTATGACAATTACAAAAGATTCAGATAATGGAAGAATCTTTACACTGGTTGGTGAAAGTGCTGGTGCAGTAGCCGGCAGCAATTCTGGTATTGTGACATTCAGGGCATCGGATGGTATTAGTTTTGTAACTCAAAATAGTACGATTAATTTGAACTATCAAAGTACTGGTACTTTAACTAGAAGCACTTCAGCCATTGCAGAGGATGGTAGTTCTGTAACATTTACATTACCTACAACTGGATATCCAGATGGCACAACATTCCCATATACAATTACAGGAATACAATCTGCAGATATCAATGAAGGATTAACAGGAAACATGGTAGTTTCCAATAATTCTGCTAGTGTTTCAATTTCTGCAGTTGCTGATTTAACAACTGAAGGTAATCAATGGATGACTTTCACCGCTGATGGGCAAAGTCTTCAGGTATTGATTACTGATACTTCTATTGCCCCTCCAGAAGAAGGAAGGTGGTCAGCTAGATACTCAGGATATTCTGGATCAGGGACAAGTTTACCAAATCTTGGTGCTGCCTCAAGTGCAGACGGTACATTAAAGTCTGGTGTTTCATATAGTAGCAGTAATCAGTGGTTTGAATTTGATGGTGGGCAAAATGCATTTGTGCAATACCCGAATGAAAATGGACAATATCCTTATGGCGATTTCACAATATATGCTATTGTAAATATAAATTCCTATGGTAATTCAAGTGAATGGGATAATGTATTAGAAAATCGTTTATTACACTTGAATGGTGCAACAAGTAGTGTGTCAAGTAGAAGAGGTGGTATTACTTCGTCGATAGAAAATGGTTATCCTGAATTTTATTATTGTGACACTAATCAAGCATATAATGTTCTACGAAGTACAACAAGAATGAATTTGAATCAATGGTATTTCCTTGCATTTACTAGACAAAAATCAACAGGAGCAATGAAAATTTATGTTGATAATACCAGCACACCAACTAATACAACTACTAAATCAACTTTAGATGTAAAACATGCTAATTTTGGTTATGAGATTTCAACTGGTATCACCTTTGGTAAGAGAGTAATTGCCACCTTCCCTAATACCTATGGTTTCAAAGGGAAGGCCATTGAATGGGGAATTTATGATAGCGTTTTGAGTGCTAGTGAAATGAATGCAATAAAAAATAAATTCTCTGAGGTGTAGAATAACATGCCACCAAAAATTACACGAAATCATGAATATGCAAAGGTTCTTGCTCGTACCGTAAAAACTAATAGAGGTTTTACGTCTCTTGCTAATAAAGTCGATGCCATTGATTCAGCTGATGTTACACAAATTTTAAGTACAATCTCAGCTAGCACATTAGAGGTTTATGATACACTTGACTCCTTACCAACCAGCAGTTTAACAAAAGGTGGGCAAGGATATGTGAAGGCAACTCAGCGCTTATATGTTTCAGATAGTTTTGGTTGGTATAGTATGGCTTTGGTCAATTTAACACCAACTCAAACTTTAGATCCTTCTGGTAATATTACGCTATCCACTGATGGTACATCAACAATTGTTACCATTACAGCAACTGACTCTGACCAACCTGAATCACAGTTAAGTTATTCTGTTGAATCTGACGGTAATATGTTGGCAACTGGTACAACTGTTACACAAGATTCATCGGTCTTTACCATTACACCATTGAGTGAAGATAGTGGTGGTGTCGCTGGTGACTTTACTTTGACTTTTAAGACCACAGATAGTATCAATATAGCAACCACTACAAAAGATTTTAGTTTAGCATTTACTACACCTCCAGTTTCTGGTTCTACCTCAACAATTGCTTTAATGAAAGCATCTGGTAGCGGCAAAGCTCATGAAGGTATTTCTTATCAAAATGGATCAGATCCTACTTTAGATATCATTGGATTCTCAACTACTACTGGAACACCTAGAGCAAGTTCATTTTCCCCTTATCGTGAAGGTGGATATAGTTATTATGGTGACGGTACTGGCGATTATCTATATGTTGATCTTGGTGCTAGTGGTGGACCGGATGCTGATTATACTATAGAATTTTGGACATATTATACTAATAATAACACCAATACTGGCTTTTTCCATATGTCTGCTACATCGGGTGCGTGGACATCTAATAGCACAAATGCTATAGCAATAGGGAAAATGGATACAAGATTTGTATCATATATTGGTGGTGGGGGCGCAGCAATTAGTCATTATAATATTGATCATAGTACTCTTGAAAATACTTGGGTTCATTTGGCCTTGGTAAGAAACAGTAATGCTATAACACTCTATATAAATGGAGTTGCACACGCTACAACTGGAACACAAAGTAGTGATCTTTCTTCCTATCGATATTTAGCAATTGGTGGTTATTATAATACATCATATCTGATTCCTGGATATATTAGAGATTTTAGATATGTAAAAGGCACTGCTGTTTATACTTCTAATTTTACTCCTACAACAGAACCATTAACTGCTATATCAGGAACTCAACTTTTAACATGTAATCTTCCTTATTTTGGTGATGGTTCCACAAACAACCATAGCATAACAACATATGGTGGTGCTCATACTGAACCTTTTGGTCCATATGATTATAATCCATTTACGATTCAAACAGATGTTGGTTCTACTTTCCTATCTACATCTGTTGATGGAATGGCAGAAACCACTAATCATCAGACAATATCAAATTTTGGATCAGGTGACTTTACTATCGAAATGTGGTATTATCCAACAGTATTTGCAAATTATCAAACTTTATATACAGGCAGAGCAACCAATTCACTCTATGGTCAATTGCAGTTTTTTGTAAATTCAACAGGACAATTATTAGTCTATGCTTCAGCTGATGGTTCTACATGGAATGTGATTGCAGAGGCAGGCACAGCAATCAAAGTAATTCATCAAACTTGGAATCATATTGCATTAGTGCGAAACGGAAATACATGGACAACATACATAAACGGAGTTGGTGAGGTTGTATCTACAAACAGTGGCACTCTTGTTAATAATACACTTTTACAAATAGGATATGAAAATAATAATGTAAATTCAGCGGCAGCTGGCTACATTTCTGATTATAGAATTGTAAAAGGCACTGCAGTATATACTTCCAATTTTACTCCACCAACAGCACCATTAACTTGGGTTACAAACACCACTTTACAATTACAAAATAAATGGGATACTTATGTCTATGATGCTGCAGCGGCTGGTAGAATCACTTTATTAGGTGATGCTCAAAGCACGACAACTCAAAGGAAATTTACAACATCATCCGCTTTAGTATTTGATGGAACAACTGATGGCGCAAGATTTGATGAACTGACACCAGAATATCTTGGTGGGGATTTTACAATTCAATTTTGGTTGTATCCAACAACATGGTATAATAGTGGCACAGTATTTGGACATTGGGTTGGTGGACAATATCACCATTTCTTAATTTATTCACACACCGGTACTGATTGGAAATTATATGCTTCATCTAATGGTTCTACCTGGAATTTGGCATCAGCCGCATCAGTTAGTATTGCTAGATGGACTAATTCATGGAAGCATGTTGCCATGACCTATGATCAAAGTGCAGGTACAGTGAAGTTCTGGCTAGATGGCTCATTAGCATCTACACATACCGGAATTACTGGATTGACAAGTAATACTTATACATCATCGGTGCTTTCTGTTGCAAGCGATCAAAATGGAAGTTATGTAGCATACGCTGGTTATGTACAAGATATAAAGGTTTCTAGGTCTGTAGAATACACCACCAACTTTACACCGCCAACAACGGAATTTGAACTATGACGAGAGCAAGAGACATATCACGGCTTTTAGGTCGTACTGATAACGAGGTTGATAGTGAAGGTGAAATTATCGGAACTGCAGGTCAAATTGTAGACTCTGCATATATCTTATCACAAACACCACAATCTACAGGATTTACATTTTATAGCACTCTTGACTCACTTCCATCAAATGCTGACGAAGGTTCACTTGCCTTTGTAGAGGCAAACACCAGAATGTATTTGAATGACGGTAATGGTTGGTATAGTATTGCTGCAGTAAACCTATCACCATCATTAACTTTATCTCCTTCTGGTACAATTACATTAGCGACTGATGGTAGTGCATCAACTGTTACCATTACTGCTACAGATACAGATGATCCTTCTGCTATTCTATCATACTCGGTTGAATCAGATGGTAATATGAAAGCAACAGGAACTACAGTTTCTCAAGCAGATAATGTGTTTACGATCACCCCTATCACGCAAGCAAATGGAGGTGTTGCCGGTAACTTTACATTATCATTTAAGGTTTCTGATCAGATAGATGAAGCAGTAGCAAATAAGAGTTTTAGTTTGACATTCCAAAGCACTGGAACTTTGACCAGAAGTGCATCCTCAGTGGATGAAGGTTCTTCTGTAACATTTACTTTGCCGGTTAGTGGGTACACAAATGGAGATACAATCCCATATACAATCACTGGAATTCAAGCAGCTGACTTGAATCCTGCAACACTAACTGGTAACATGGTTGTTTCTGGTTCCAATGCCACAAAAACCATAACAACGGCTGCTGACCTGACTACTGAAGGTGCTCAAACAATGACATTTAACGCTGATAATCAAAGCGTGAGTGTTACCATTAATGATACCTCAGTTGCACCTGCCGTAACATTGTCAAGAAATCCTACCTTCTACGTAGGAAATGGGTCACAATATTATATACATTCTAGTCCTGGTTTACAGGTTGATGCTGATAGAACTTATCTATCCAGTGCCCCACATGACAAAGGATGGGTTATAGCTACAGTATCTTGGTATTCTAACACTGCTGGAACAACCATGGACTACTTTAGACATTATGGTCAATATAATAGCCAGTGGTGGAATATTTACCACACAACCAATACAAATATGAATCAAGGTTCTGCTATAGCTTATTATCCAGCACGTTCGATATATAATGGAGGATCTACATATCTCCGTCCTCAAATTAATTTCAGTGCAGCAGTAGATAAACTTACCATAACAGCATATGCAGTAGAAAATCCAGCAGGTATTGCAAGCAGTGATTTTGTTTTCCAACAGACAACAAGTACAAATGCATATGTTTTTCCAGGTCAGAATGATGCTTTTGACTATACAATGGCTGTGGCTGTGGATAGTTATGCTACTAACAGTAGCAGTCCTGGCATACTAAGAAAAGGTAATAGTAGTGTGCAGAATGCATCATACACAGCTGCCCATTTATTCTATATGGGAAATGTAGGGGGTGGGTCAACGATTCATGGACATTACCAGGTAGGATCGGTCAGTTCAACACAAAATGGATTTAGGTTCTATGGGTCTCAAAACTACAATAAACAACTTCTTGTTTGTCATATAAATAAATAACTGTTTACATTTAATGCTTTTTGTGATATAATTATAATATGATCGACTTAAAACAAATCCATGCTATGTGGTCAGAAGACTGCAAGATATCTCAATCCAAACTTGATGAGACCTCACGTGTAACACCAATGTTACATGCCAAATATCTTGAGCTTCTATCCACTACTAAACTACAGCTAAAACGTGCAGAGTTTGCACAAAAGGGTTTATTGAAAGACAAGTGGTTATATTACAACGGAAAGATGTCACAAGAAGAACTGGCCGAAAAAGGTTGGGAACCGGATCCGTTCAATGGTCTTAAGATACTCAAAGGTGAGATGGAATACTACTATGACTCTGATCCAGAGATTCAGAAGTCAGAAGAAAAGATTCAGTATTATAAGACCGTGATTGAAACGCTAACAGAGATTATAAATAATCTTAACTGGCGACATCAGACAATAGGTAATATGATCAAGTGGAAACAATTCGAGTCTGGAAATTAGATCATTCCAATCTACAAATAGAATGTGAATCAGGTACTGCTCAGGAACTAAATGAATATTTTAGTTTCTTTGTGCCTGGATATAAGTTCATGCCTGCATTTAGAAATAGAATGTGGGATGGAAAAATTCGCATCTTTACTCTCAGAGACAAAACATTACCTGCAGGTTTATTTTATCATTTAAATGAATTTTGTGATAAAAGGGGATATATACTAAAGTCCGAAACATCTGACTTTGGAGCTCCAGATGAGCGAATACACATTACTCGAAGCAGTCTTGATAATTTCTGTAACTCTCTTAATACCCCTTTCCCTCTTCGGGACTATCAGTATCAATGCGTGGGTGAAGCGATTACAAGAAAAAGAGCAATCCTTCTCAGTCCAACAGGATCAGGTAAATCATTTATTATCTACACGCTCATCAGATGGTACCTAGAAAACTATAATGACAAGGTATTAATCATTGTGCCAACCACATCGTTGGTTGAACAGATGAACTCTGATTTCTGGGAATATGGTTTTGATGTGGACAAAGAGGTTCATAAGATCTACTCTGGTAAGGATAAAGATACAGATAAACGTGTCATTGTAAGTACATGGCAGTCCATATATAAACTACCGAAAGTTTGGTTTGAACAATTTGGTGCTGTATTTGGTGACGAGTGTCATGGATTTAAGTCCAAGTCCTTGATGAATATAATGAATAAAGCCACCAATGCTGAGTTTAGGTTCGGCACAACAGGCACATTGGATGGTTCACAGACACACGAGTTGGTTCTACAAGGTTTGTTCGGTAAGGTATATCGTGTCACCACAACAAAGAAACTACAGGATAATGATACACTGGCCAAACTAGAGATAAAAAGGCTTGTGCTTGAGTATGACGAAAAGGTTCGAAGGGATTTTGGCAAACAAACATATCAGGATGAAATTGACTTTATAGTATCACACGAGAAAAGAAATAAATTTATTAAAAATCTCGCGCTCGATCTAAAAGGTAATACTTTGATCCTATATAATTATGTTGAAAAACATGGTAAACCATTATTTAATTTAATCAGAGGTGATGCAGATGAAAACCGTAAAATCTTTTTTGTGTCTGGTGATGTCGCTACCTCCGACCGTGAAGCAATACGAGGAATTGTGGAAAAACAAGGGTCGGCTATTATTGTAGCTTCTCTAGGTACATTTTCTACAGGGATAAATATTAGGAACCTACACAATATTGTCTTTGCATCACCCAGTAAATCACAGATTAGAGTTTTGCAAAGCATTGGTAGAGGTTTAAGAAAAAGTGATGATGGTTCTGCTACAACATTATATGACATATCCGATGATATAAGTTGGAAGAAACGAAAGAACTATTCACTGATACATGCATGGGAACGGCTAAAAATATATCAGAATGAACAATTTGACTATAAAACCATAAAGGTAAATATATGAATCTTCGGCAATTCAAGTTAGTAAATGATGACGAACTTATCTGTGAACTAGTTCAGTACAGTGATGATGAAACTGAGATACTAGTCCGCAGGGTTCTTAAGATAATCACGGCTGACGACTATGAAAGCAACGTGAGGTACTATTCATTCAAACCTTGGATATCATTTCAGGATGATATAAATGATTTAACTGTCATAAACGCGATGCATGTTTTAACAGAGGTAGTACCATCTGAGTCTTTGAAAAAACATTATGGTGTTGCCGTTGGTGACATACAAAAACAAGAAGCTCTTTCTAGAAAAAACATCGATCTGGACTCTATCCTTGAGAGAACAGAACATATGTCTGACAACGAGATGCGAAAATATATCCAAAGTCTGATTGATGATGAACAGACAATAAAAGATTCTGGTGATACAAACGTGATAGCATTCACGCCAAAGGGTACTGTGCATTAGGTATACCTTCCTTCCTTCCCGGTATTAACCTTATTATATCACAAGTAGCGAATCTTGTAAACAAAAGTTTTTAGCTTTTATTTGATAATTTATTGTTTTACAATAGTAAATAGATGTGATATAATACTACATAATGAAAGGAATTTGAAATGGCAAAAAGTAAAAGAGCAAGTGCACATTACGTGAACAATGCTGACTTTTCGCAAGCAGTTGTGGATTATGTAGAAGAACTGCAAGAGGCCAAAAAAAACAATCAACAACTCCCTATCGTACCAGACTATATTGCCAGCTGTTTCCTACGAATAGCTGAGGGTTTGTCTCACAAATCTAATTTTATTCGCTATACATATCGCGAAGAGATGGTGATGGATGCAGTTGAAAACTGTTTGAAGGCTATTGAGAACTACAATCTAGAGGCCGCAACTCGTACAGGTAAACCAAATGCTTTTGCATACTTTACACAGATTACCTGGTACGCGTTCCTCAGACGAATTGCAAAAGAAAAGAAACAGCAGGAAATTAAGTTAAAATATCTAACCAAATCTGACATTGGTGCATTCATTGACAATGAACTTGGTGATGACATGTCTAACCAGGTGGTTGGGGCATTCGTGGATACATTAAGAGATAGAATAGACAAGGTCAAGAGTTTTGACACTGAGGTAAAAGAATTTGCAAAAGAGGAAAAGAAAAGAAAAAGAACACGAATTGCAGATTCAGATCTTGAGGAGTTTATGACTTGAAAATTGCTATCTTAAATGATACCCATTGTGGTATTAGAAACTCTGCTGAGATCTTTCTGAACAATGCAGCAGATTTTTACACAAATGTTTTCTTTCCAGAATGTGAAAAACAAGGTGTACAACAAATTGTACATCTGGGTGACTACTATGACCATCGTAAGTTTGTAAACTTTAAAGCCTTAAATCACAATCGCAAAGTTTTCCTGGAACCTATGCGTAAGGCTGGTATGCGAATGGACATCATTCCAGGTAACCATGACACGTACTACAAGAACACGAACGATCTGAATTCATTGAAGGAACTTCTTGGTTACTATATGAATGAGGTCCACATCATCATGGAACCAACCGTGATGGAATATGGTTCACTTAAGATGGCTATGGTTCCATGGATAAACTCAGAGAACTATGAAAGCACAATGAAGTTTATACAAGAGTGTAAGGCTGATTGGCTTGGTGCCCATCTGGAACTCGGTGGTTTTGAGATGATGCGTGGTGTAAAGAACGCGCATGGTATGGATCATAAACTTTTCAAGAAGTTTGAACTGGTCATGACAGGACATTTTCATTGTGGGTCAAGACAGGACAACATATGGTATCTTGGCTCACAGATGGAATTTTTCTGGTCAGATGCACACGATCCAAAATACTTCCATATTGTGGACACAGAGACAAGAGAAGTAGAAAGAATTAGAAATCCATACACTTTGTTTGAAAAAATTGTTTACAATGATGAAGAAATGGATTATAATACTTATGACCTATCAAACATTGATAAGAAATTCGTCAAGGTTGTTGTGGTCAATAAAAAGGATTCATTCTTATTTGATAGATTCATTGATAGGATCCAGAGTCATGATATTCATGAACTTAAGATTGCAGAAAATTTCAACGAGTTTCTTGGTGAGAATGTAGAGGATGAGGAAATAAAGTTTGACGACACTGAGGCTATAGTCAACACCTACATTGATGCTGTGGATACAGACCTTGATAAGGATAAGATTAAGTCACAGGTTCGCGAACTTATGGTAGAAGCACAGGCACTTGAAATCGCATGATATTATTTAAGACTGCTAGGTGGAAAAACTTTTTATCCACCGGCGACAAGTTTACTGAAATTAATCTAAACAAAGATGAAACCACACTAATTGTAGGTCACAATGGTGCTGGTAAGTCTACCATTCTAGATGCAATATCATTTGCTCTGTTTGGTAAACCACATAGAAATATCAACAAGCCACAACTTATTAACTCGATTAATAATAAGAATTGTGTTGTTGAGGTAGAGTTCCAAATCGGTCAAGGACACTTTAAGATTGTCCGTGGTATCAAGCCAGGCATTTTTGAAATTTGGAAAAATGGCACGATGATTAACCAGTCATCTCATGCCAAAGAATACCAAAGGATCCTCGAACAAAACATCCTGAAACTCAACCATAAGAGTTTCCATCAGGTAGTAGTGCTCGGCTCCTCATCCTTTATCCCGTTCATGCAACT